CTATTTTTACCTAAAGCAGTTGATTGACTACTACCAGCATTAGTACCGCCACCAATTGCTGTAGCAGAACTGCCAGCTTGAGCATTAGTACCAATTGCAACTGCATTACTAGTGTTGCCAACTCCAGCTATAGTCCCTAGACCAATTGCTACTGATTCGTCCCCAAGTGCTTGTGGAAGATTGAAAAAATCAGTCGTCATATTTGTTGCAATGCCACGATGGAACGAAGATATTAATTTAAAGTTGCTACCATCGCAAACAAGTTGGACACGCTCACCTTGACGTACAATAAAAGTTGTTCGACCATCAATGGTTTCACTTCCATTTGGGTCAATCGTTACAGTATGTGTTGCTTGATTAATTGCTGCGTTGTTTTCTATAAAGCAAAAGAAACCAGAACCAAGCGTAGCTGCCGCTGTTAGCGTAGCAGTATATGCACCACCAGAAAAACTAACTATTTTACCAGCATCTCCAGCTACTACAGTGTAGCTTGCTGTTTTTGCTAGTATTGGGATTTCGGTGCTTGCACCACCGCCGCCGCCGCTTTGAGCAACCCAATCATAATCAGTGCCAGTCCAGCTAAGAACTTCACTCGCTGATGCGGTTGATGTGTTTAAATGCGTGTCAACATCGCTGTCGCTATAAGCTGTTGCGCCTGCTGCAATCCCATCCAGCTTGGCACCATCGACAGACACGTTACGACCATCAAAAGTCGAGTTGGTTGTAATTGCACCTGTCATTGCACCACCACTACGAGGCAAAGCTGCATCAGCAGTTGTCCCTTGCGCGGCTGTTGCGTAGTCAGAGCTATCAAAAGCTTTAACCTGTGCAAGGTTAGTCACCTCACTATCCATTAAAGCGCCAGCAGCGGCTACATTTGTGGCGTCCGTTACATTTGCACCAGCCTCAATACCATCCAGCTTGGCTCCATCTGTAGCCACATCACGTCCATCAAAAGTCGAGTTGGTTGTGATAGCCCCAGTCATTGCACCGCCGGTTCGTGGCAATGCTGCATCAGCCGTAGTACCCTGCGCCGCTGTAGCATAGTCAGTGGATGCTGTCGTTGCCGCAGTGCCTAGGCCTAAGTTGGTTCTCGCTGTTGCTGCATTATCTAAATCAGATAAATTGTTTGCAGCCAGCAAATCACCGTTGGTAGATTCGCTTCCACCTATTAACCTTGAGAATATATTTGCCCCTGTAAAAGGAACGGAAGTAAAGGTTAAAGTTGTGCCAGACACCGTATAATCAGTGGTTGGTCTTTGAATCAAACCATTTATAGTGACCAAAAGATCGTCAGCAGCAGCAGGAGCAGTCGTTATTGTAAACGCTGTCGTGCTATTGTTACCTGTAAAGCTGTCTGCCGTAATGTCTGCGGGACCAGTTGCTACATTAAAAAGCTGTGATCCATCTACTGCTGGAAGTCTAGCAGATCCATCAAGGACAATTATCTTTCCCGCTGTAGTACCTGTGTCTATTCTAGCCACCGGAACTGTTCCAGAAGATATATTGCTTCCATTAAGGTTCGTTAAAGCGCTTCCGTTAGCGGCAACAAGGTTGCCACTAGCATCCAAAAAAGACATTTTTTCCGCAGGCAATGTGCAAAAAATAGTTCTTGTTCCAGTCCCCCAGTTAACAGCGTTGTCACTATTGCTCGACTGAAGTATAGTCGTTCTAGCTAGAGTCGTGCCAGAAGCCGTGTATGTTCCAATGCCTACTTCAAAGTTAATCCCGTCACTGCACCCATAATAGGTGGTGTTTCCATCGCCTACGCTACCGAAGGATTCAAAACCATCCACTGCACCTGCCAAAGAGTATGTGCCGGTGCCAGCGGTACTGGTCGTTTCTTTTACGCGGTCTCTAAGAACAAGCGCCATATTATTTCACCTTAAACACAAGTAACGTATTAGTTCAACTGAATGCTTAAGTTACCAGCATTAATGCGGAAAATATCACCAGAAGCAATTACTTTACTAGCGTCAAGCGCACCAATAAAATAAATATCCCCACCACTAGCAGCACTAGCGATAAAAACATGCGTAATTGTATTGTTTGTCCCGCCAGAAGCTGGAAACTCAATTTGCGTTGTTGTCGCTATTTGAGCATCAGTAGCTGTTGATGGAACAGTCCACGTTGAAGCTGTTTTTTGCTGTCTCGCATAATTTGTAAAGGTGGCCTCTGTTACAGAGCCTCCTTCTGCGTCACTTACCGCAGTAGCCAACCCGACATAAATATTATCGCCGGGTGTTGTAAAGGAACCAGCATTATTTTTGAACAAGAAGTTAAGTATCTTGTTCTCCAAAAAGGTGGTTGCTGCATTAGATGTTGCCATTGTCTTTTACTCCGTTGTTTAAGTGCGTGGCCTATCAGGTAGACCTCTCCTGTAGGCATCGCTATTCTCTCTAGCTTCAGCCAAATCTTTTAAGCGTTGTATTTCTTGTATGAATCTTTGCTCATACAACTGCATCATATCTTGCTCACCCTTCATATAAGTATACGCTTCTACTAGCGAACCGTAAAGTAGTGCGTTTGGTGCATTTTCACTAATCCATGTCGTGCCAGACGCTGCTCCCGAGGTAATACTTGCAGGACGATAGTAATAATGCAGTTCTATGTCATAAACCAAATTTGGAGTAGGGCTTAAAATAAAATTATTTACATCAAATATACCGTAGTATTTGGGAGTTGTTTGAGTTGCTACAGAGTTATTGTATTCTTGTAAATAGTTAACATCTTTTAACTGCAAAAAATCCTTATAATTGGCAGTTGTTATCTGCATAGAAAAGGACGCTAAATAATCAGGCGGAACACTTATGTAGGGATCACCAATAGTTGTTTGTGATGTTGCGTTTTTTCTGAAGAACTCAAGGTCAACAACGGTTAGTATCCTGTCTTCACATGATCTAATAAAAACAGGAAGATTGTTAATAAAGGATGTTTCAGAGTTTTCTGTAAAATCCTGTATTGCTGTTTGAAGTTCTGTGTATGTAAAGCTCATTTATATCACCAATGTTACAGGCCCAGACGTAGCGGAGCCACCGCCGCCTCTTTGCCCACCCTCTGTCGCTGTGCCTGAATTAGCAACAAATGTGTATCTGTCCACGCTTATTACCGTAATGCTGTTACCAGAAGCATACTCAATATCTGAAGACAAAAAGCCATCAAATGGCTTTATGTTGCGAAATCTTACTATATCTCCAGTTGTTCGTCCATGAGAAGGCTCTTTAACAGTTATTACATTGCTTCCAGAAGCGCCTGTAAGAAAAGGATTCAACCCCAAAAGATGTTCAACTTCTGGAGCCGTTCTATTGTCAGGGCGCGGATCTCTTAAAGCTTCCGCATCAGGTGGACGCCGTGTAATTTCAAGCTGTGGGTGTTTTGCTTCCCACTCATCTTTTCCAACAAGCAAGCCGTTCCACTCTTTGCGCATATCACGAAGACGATAACGAAAACCAGACCTGTCTGATATTCCGTATGCGTCTTTACCGGAAGCGAACCTAGCCATTATTAAATCCTATAATATTGAAGGTTAGGAGTTATACTAAATGATGCCCTATCACGATCTTCCGCCTGCGCACGATCAAATTCTTCGTCATAGATAGCTTTAAGCATTTGAATGCGATCAGGCGCTTTCTTTATAGCTATATAGTAAGCCAATCCTGCGGCAAGACATGGATAAAACCTAAATGGCATTTGAAGCTTGTTATTGTAATTATCAGCATCATTCATTCTGGTTAAGCAATCATATACAATAACATCTGTGCTATTTTCTGGGACAGGCCAAAGTTTTATTTCTGGAGTTATTTGACGATCTACGAAAAACTGAGTGGGGCGAGCCTCGGTTGCCTTGGACGGAATGGATAGGTACTCATCTCGACTAATTCTACTCATTGAGTAATCTGTGTTGCTTCTGCGAAGTGATGCTGACAGAACATCAATCAAGTCTGTTCCAAGATTATAGTTTCCGGTTCCCTTAGAAAGAGGCTGTGTGCGTTGTTCAATTGTCCACTGATTTAGGCCACGATTTGCCCAATCAGCCAGCATTAAGTTCAAAGATCTTCGCGCTGTTTTTAAGTCATACCCTGTGCGAACCTCTAGGCCACAACGCTCAAAAGCCTCTTCAATGTAATCAGATACATCAAGTTCAAAGTCAGGCTCCAAGATATATGCACTATAAGTAACTGTATCAATAGTATATGCTCGTATTAGTGCCGGTTCAAAAATATTTTCAATTCGTGTTTTTGCACTACCTACTGCTAACAATCCCGCTCCAAATTTAGTCGCATCAAGTGCATCAGCCGCAGTAATACTGCCACTTTCGTTAAAGTCACCATTGGCGAACCCACTTGTAACAGCATTTGCAACTGGACTTAAATTATTGGTGACGCCAACTGCGATTTCAAGTATTGCAGTCGAAACCGCATCCCAATTAACACGCATTTATTTCTTCC